ATTACAACAAACGATGGAGCATCGTTTACTGAAAGTGTAACGTTGATTTTTGCCCTTGCACTTATTTTTGATCTTGGAACATAATTAAGCGTTTTTGCATGAGACACCACTGAACTTCTTAATAAAGCCGAATCAAGAAACATCTCGTTCATTGCCATATTAGTAAAGAACCCGTTTTGAAACGTATTATAAGCAAGAATATCAAGTATTACACTTAGGTTTGATCCTTCAAAGTTATAGTCTTTGAATCTATCTTGACCCTTCAAAAAGTCTCTTAGGTTATTTTTGATTTCTAAAAAATCGAGTTCGGTGATCGACGAGTTTAATGCCATTATCTGACCCTGTCAAGTGTTATTGTTACCGTAAGTGGTTCTTGTATATTTATTATGCGATAAACGATAATAATGTCAATGCTGTTATTATCTATTGCTCCAATGATATCTACTCCAATTATTTCAGCCCGAGGTTCAAATGATTGAACCGAAGCAGTAATCATCTCTTTAGCTGTAACTACCATTGGAGGCGTGAAATTTTCAAATAACATGCTGCGAATATCGCAGCCGATATTTGGTTGGAAAAGTCTTTCTCCACGATTCGTCATAACTATATTTCGAATTGATTCCTTTACTGAATCCTCGTCAATCTTTCTCGATATATCTGAGTTAACTGGATTTAGCAATAGAGTTTTGTGAAAATCAGTGTATGTTTCAGATTTTCTTCTGCTGAGAGGTGTAAGTGCCATTATAGATTATCCCCTTCATATAGACCTTTTCTATATGATTGTTTCTTATGATTGCTCAATGCAAGACTATTATAATTACCCCAAATTGATATATGTCCCCGAGTATCAACATGAATAAACTTTGAATATGTGCCAATACCATCAAACCCTTCTTCACTACATGCACGAATGAAATTGTTTCTAAATTCATCTGACTTTCCGGCCATGTTAACATCTAACGCTTGTCCGAAATTATGTTGTGATCGTCCAGGTTTAGCAACGCTTTTCTGAGACGGGCCATTTTTTGCGATAGCAGCATTATACAATCTTTGTTGCTTAGCAGAACTTCTATATGCACTGTTAATACTCAAAATTGTATTAAGTTTTTTAGCAACTCTGAAGATCCGAACCCAAACACCAATTTCTACCTTTTGCCAGCTCAGAGGAGCTTCATCTTTATTTAGAGTAGAAAAAGATATCATATTTGAAGCCGCGAAGGAGTTACTGTTAATTTGTTCGATCGTTGCAGATATGATTTCATTTGCCATACTAATTTCTTCCGTGGTGAATTCTTTATTAATATGAGCGCCTACTCCTGCATTGTTTATTACTTGAGCCGCGTTGTTTTTTTCTGCTATAATAACAAATGGATCTTTACGGAAGTGCCCAGCCTTTACGGCATCAGTTGTGGCTGTCACAGAAAAATTACTAAATAGGGCAGATTGAATTACATACGCGTTAACAATACTCTTAAGCCCATCGACCGGAGATCTCATAAACGCACCTACAATTTCTGTTAACTTACAAAGACGAAAAAGAATATACGCTATTACTTCCGGAGTAATTTTTTCATATCCTCCGGCCATTTGAGCAATGATACTTTCAATTTTCGTCTTTATGTTTTTTATATTAAGATCGCTAAAAAAGTTTTTGGCTCGAGCAAGTTTTTTCGATATAGCATTTGCTGTAGCGATCGCCATATTCTTGAATGATTCAATTTTCTTAACTATATTGTTTATTTGCTGTAAGAACCTGTCTTTTAACGAATCAACTAGCTTATTCAAAATGTCTTTAATCGAGTTTAATTTATCTATTACATCTTTTATTGAAAAGTTTTTCAATTGATCAATTAGGCTTGCTCCAGCTGACACTAGACCAGCAACCTGTAATAGGTTGCCGTTAAATGCAGAACAAAATCCACCGCTCAAAGACGTTTCGAAATTATTATTGTAGTATAAATCAAGTTGTGTATAATAACTGTTGATTTCTAATTGTGAATCATTTGTTACTTGTGAAGCGTTAGATTGACCGCCAACACTGGATATTGTCGAATTATAAGAAGACAATAATGAATTCAAAAATTCAAGATCATATTGAGAAAATTCTAAAAAGTCTGCGTACTCAGCAGATAATACAGGACCTTGCTTAAATCTCTCCAATACAAGAGGATATGTTGTACCATTTGGGTCTACATTGATTAATGCTTCTTGTGTTAGCGCAATAGTCGAGTATATTACATCTTGATCATACTTTATTGCTGGATTCACTTGTAAATTATATAGTTCATCAAATGAATATAACTGAGAAGTTAAATCGCTTATTGTTAATGCTGATATAGAATACTTTGATGTTTGATTGTTGAATGTATTACATGTCATGTTAATTCGCCTGGTAAATCTGGTGTTATTGGATTTGCTTGACTTGTAGAAGATTCATAGTCGGTGTCAGATGATACTCCTCTTGCAATTGCTGCTGGAACATTTGCAGCAATTGCAACTTCAGCAGAACCAGGCGCTTGTCCTGGACTATTTAAGTGAATTTCTGATCCTCCGATCTTTACAAATTCTCCTGTTTTCATATCAATGCCATCTGTTGATTCAACCGCAACCTTTTTACTAGCCTTTATCCCAATATTCCCGGCCTTTGCCTCTAAGCTAAGTTTACCGATCGATAAAAGATCAATGTTATCTACGCGCGCAGTTGCAGCGATTCTAGATCCAGCAATGTCAATTGAATCTCCAGCGTTAATCGTAACTCTTCCTCCAGAAGTGATGCTAAAATCTCCTCCAGATTGAAATTCCATATCACCTTCTGCTTGGATGACGCATTTTCCTCCTTGAACAAGTATACCGTATCCAGTTCCATATACACTTAATTTAGATCCGGTAACAACTTCCTCCATGTTTCCTTCGCTTGAATTATGAGAACTACCAAACGATTTGATCGTCACATTTCCATGAGAATCGAGAGTAACGTGTGAACCGGATACGTGCGTGATGCTGATGAATTCGTTATCATCAGTTTTTCCTGCTAACTCGATATTTGATCCATATTGTCTTGCCTGCCACACAGATGTACGTACATTTGATGCGATAGGCCGCAATGGTTCTTCTATTGTGTGATCTCCAAACTGTGTAGTTTTTCTAAATGTTGCTTGAGTTACAATTGGCGATTTGTCGATTCCTTCGCCATGAAACTGGTAAGGCATGCTTACTGTTCCATAATTATCGTGCGCATCCTGTGAAGATGCTAAGTACGGATTAACGTTACCAATATCGTACGAGGTTTCATCTGGTTTTTGTAATGATTTGTTGAAGGTTGAAATAATAGCATTATGGTTATTGGGATCTGCAAACGCTTCCCATGTAGGTGCAAGTGAAGTAAGCAATTCTGACGTTACACCATTTGTCTTTATGTAACTATTTAGGTCTCCTCCAGTATATGCTTTATATCGTCTTTTCGCTAATTCCCATGCATAATAGTCCTGATTTACTGGAGTCATTGGAGCTCCTCCAGAAACATCTTTCCAGGTTCCATAGGTAAATTGGTATCGTCCGGCTGCGGTACTTGTACCGCCCGGTCCAACTATGTTAGGGTGGTTCCCTGACGTATCGAATGTACCTCCGCCATTTAACACATCGTATTTACCGGCACTTTCTTTCGATGCTATTGCATCAAGAAAGGCCCTTTGATGTGACTCAAGAGAAGTATTTACTGCTCGACCCGTATCAACCGGATAATTTCCCGTAGTACCCATACTGTATGGCGGTAGCGATGCACCTCCAACCGCTGGAAGAGAAAACTTTGCTGTATTGATTACACCAAAAACAATCGGATGCTGAGCATCTCTACCATCCATGAAGCAACCTATTACTAGGTCGCCTTCATCCGGCATAGAGGTGAACTTAGAATTTCTTACGACATGCGCCCATGGAAGATCTTCTTTATATACTGCCCCAGACCCTACTGCTGGATGAAAGTTAAAACACCTTACACGAACACGACCAGACCGAGGATCTTCTATATCTTCAACCAAGCCCATAAACCACACGAGGTTTTCGAATCCATTTTGACTTATCATATACCTATTCCACTTCTTGATAACACAAGCTTTTGTCTAAATGTGTTTTCGAAAAATACACTACTAATTGATTCTACTATATATCTTCCACTTTTTTCTTTATCTAAATCAACAGTATTTGTTTTGATCGCGTTTATTTCAAGATCAATCATGCTTCCAGCAAATATGTTGTTTCTCCCATTGATAGTAACCGCTATCTGATTTCTTCGATAATGATATAGATTTGCTCTCTTATAGTTGTACAGAGTCGGATAATATTGGTTATTGCGGATCGAACTCCCGGTAGGAGCTCCAGTTGAGTGATAATCTTTCACTACAAACGTTTCATCTTCTGCCGAAATATGTCGGTCGATAAACGCTTGAGTGTGTATTAGTTTTTGACCAGGATGTTTAAATTCTGTGATGTGATCATACTCGTATTGCACGACCGTGCCGTTCATTATGTCTATCTCAGTAGTCTTTTTCTTATAGGCGCCGACTGTTATATCTTCAACACTATTTACTCGATCACCATACTCAATATCAATAATTTCAGACATTGCCATTATTTGTTTATCCGCACCCACATCAGGCATATAGTTAAGTCTGAATATCGGAATAGTTCCCGTTTTTATCTTAGTATCTCTAGCTAGTCTAGGATCAATTAAACCATCACCAACACCCACAAAATTTTTGGATATCTTGTCCATATACTCATTAGTTGCAAAATAGTATTTTTCGCGGCTTTCAAAGAATCTGAAAAACTGTGTGGTTGAACTTGGACTTACCGCTCTTCGAGAAAAGAAGTGCATAGTTTGCTCGGGCGTATAATTCGGTATTACATATGATTGAACACCTTGTGTATCTTCTATGACCAATTCTTTCGTCTTAAGTTGCAATTCCTTCATTGGTGTTTTATAATATTCATCATATACTAGTTTAACGTAATCACTTATTTTTGACGAAATAGAATCTGGCTTATATGCCTTCATTATGTTAAAGTTTTCGGAATAAAACTTTCCAGGTGATACGAAATTAATCTTGTATTTTTGTATCTTTCCTGTGCTTTCATCGTCGTTGCCAACATCTGTAATTGCATATAGGAAGTAAATTTCTTGGCGTTGATTGTTATAGAAATCCGTGTATGTAATTTCAAGAGTTTCTTCACCTATAAGAGGAAACTCAGCAAGTATGTTTAGCGCGTCATAAACAATTGCAGATCCCCGAACAGATCCTGCCGACATAGATTCGTCTATGTTAAAGGCGTGAATGAGTCTATTAATGTCAATGGTCTTTGTTCTTTCAAAGTTTGTGACTTTGAAAGAAAGCAATTCGAAATGACCAGCTTGTTTAAGTTTAGCTGAGTTAATCATTCATAACCTTTTCTAAATCACTTTGTAATTGATCAGCATAATTCGAATTAACAAGCCATATAGTTCTTCTATCATCATTAAGCTGTATTTCATAATCATAATATTTAACTTTAGTCCACTGAGATGTAACAATGGATTGATCAAGAAAATATGTATCTGGCGATATACTAATTGTCTTATCAATATGTGTAAAGTGTTTTATGTTTGAGCGAATAGCATCGTTTAATAACCAATTATTAGCGTTAAAGGTTAGTTTCTGGCTATTTCCTCCAACGCCTGTTAATGAAATTGCTACTCCTGATAAAGAATTCGCGGCGTTTGATGCGAGTTTTATATTTGACTCGTCTACTCTTATTACATAGTAGTTTGTGTCAGTTACAAGACCGGTAATTGCAGATAACGCCGTGTAAATAACCGGATCACTTGTTAGTAATTTGTGATTTGGTAAAAAAATACTATTTGTAGAAGTGTTAACATTCGAACTAACAAAGTCTTGGGATCCTTTGTTATATTTTTTTAGCATTGACTTTTCAAAATTCTCGTTTGAAAGAGGCCATTGCGTATACGGATCGATAATTTGATTGGCTAAATATATTAACCACACTTTGTTTTGATCACCATAATAATAGTAAGCAATATCTTCTGGTCTATCATCTCCCTTTATAGTATAAGGTAAAAACGCATAGGGATCAGATTGCAAATCTTCTATTATTTTAACTCTGGAAGTAATATCAGTTACTATACGATTTAGATAGTTTATTTTTGGAAAATGCGTAAAATACTTTGACATTATTCACCTTCAATATTATCTGAATAATCTGAGGCAACATGAATCTGAGCTTCAGTAAATGCCATCTGCAGTGTTATAACACCTGGTCGACCTCCCTTTAACATGGTGGTGCCATTACCTTGAGAGTACTGAGTGTTTAGCGAATTGATTAGTCCAGGTTTGAAAAAATAGAAATAATCTTGGTCTATTCCAAGAAGACTTATTTTTACTAGTTTTGGATATGTTAAAAGCGCGCGAGGAACGATTCCGTCTATGCCCTGATAATTTGGCAACATGTTTCTTTTGATTGTTCTTATGATAGAATTGAGGGACGAAGATTCTCTTTCATTACGGGGTGCTAATGTCCAGTTAAATGTATGTGATTTAAGAGCAACGCCGTCAAAATCAAGTGTTGTGTGAGGGTTTACCGCAGTACCAGTTGTTAGATCGGCCGCAAGACCAGCACCAGGGGAAATATTATCTAGGCCCGCTCTTCCTACGAATGACCCAAATACTCGTGCTGTACTTAAGTACGAATCTATATCAGTTAAACTTGAAGTATCATTCATTACTTCTTTTAAAGCATTGTATGTAGCAGATCCGCTCCTTTTCATTGATTCATTACTCATGTTCATAAGTGCGTACGCTGCTGTACCCGTTAATCCTAACTGAGCCCTATTTGAGTTAACGTTAACGCTATCTTCCAAATTCATCGGCAGGGGTAATACAATTGTTGCTCCAACACTAATAGCGTTAGACCCAGAAGATACAAATCCAGCAGTTGGGTCATACTTGTAGTCAATGAAATTCATCACCATGGCATACGCACCAATATCCGATGGGAATTGGAGGTTGCTATGCTTAAATTCATTTTTTCTAGTTTCAATGACTTGATCAGGATTCGCCATGATATTCCCTATAAATATCTCTGTATGTTAGAAGTATTTATACGGATATCCATGGCTTATTATCAGGGCTTCTTTAAGCCAAAAAATCCTCAGAAGTACGCAGGAGATCCAACAAATATCGTCTATCGATCGAGTTGGGAACTTAAGCTATATTCATATCTTGATTCACATCCAAGTGTAACGAAATGGCAAAGTGAAGAATTCTGTATACCGTATAGATCTCCTATTGATGGAAGAGTGCATAGATATTTTCCAGATGTTTATGTGGAACAAATAAATAGCAATGGGATTAAACAGAAAATCTTAATCGAAATAAAGCCCGAATCACAAACAAAGCCACCGAGCATGACAAATAAAATGACGCCAACCGGAAAGATTAGTAAAAGATTCTTAAACGAAGTTAAAACTTGGGGTGTTAACGAAGCAAAATGGAAAGCAGCAGAAGAGTATTGTGCTGACCGCGGTTGGCAATTCACCATTATGACAGAAAAACAACTATTTGGAAAATAAATGACCGCAGTATTTGACACAATTTTAACACAAGGGATCCGTGCCGGGAAGGTGCCAGCTCGTACTGAAACATCACGTGAATGGTACAGGAAAACAGCTGAATCTTATAAGAAGATAGATGAAACGGCCCTGATGAAAGGCGGAAACGAAAGGCTGACTAGCCAGCCTCGTTTTGGCAGCTGTTACATGTATTATTACGACCCAAAGCATAAATTAACGCTGCCATATTATGACATGTTTCCTCTCGTATTTCCATTCAAAAAAATGAAAAAAGGATTCCTGGGTATTAATATGCACTATTTGCCCCTTCCTCTTCGTGCTAAATTAATGGACGCGTTATATGATATTACAAACAACGATAGGTATGATGAAACTACTAAACTTAAGCTAAATTATAATGTTTTGAATTCTGCGTCTCAATTCAAATACTTCAAGCCGTGCATAAAGCATTACCTAAACGATCATTTAAGAAGCAGATTTCTTTATGTATATCCTTCCGAATGGGACATTGCTTTATTTTTACCAACACAAAGATTTGTTGGTGCAACGAAGCAACAGGTTTGGGCTGAATCTAAAAAGCTCATCAAATAAGGTTTTCAAATGGTATTCAATATTACTGAATTTAGCGCTCAGATATCTAAACACGGACTAGCAAAGAATAATCTGTTCTTTGTTCGCATCACGCTTCCTCCTTCATTGAAAAGCTTAGAAGAAAAGCTTCCTTCCCGCGAATTATCCTTCCTTTGTAAATCGGTGATGCTTCCTTCGATTGATCTTGATACAATTGACATTAAACAACAGGGATTCGGAAAACCTGAAAAGCGTCCAATGGACTTTCATACGTCAAGTCTATCGTTACAATTTATGATGGACAGTAATTTCGCTACAATGAAATATTTTCACAGATGGATGCAATCTATAGTAAACTACAATAGCTATGACGGCCATTTCGTAAAAGACGGCGATGGCAAATACCTATACGAATTTGAATATAAGGAGAACTATGCCGCGCAGGTAGAGATCTTGGTATTCTCTGGTAATGATGGCGATAAAGCTTATTTGTATCAGCTTGGAAATGCATTTCCGTTTTCAATAGGAAGCATAGACGTCTCATGGGAGAATAATGGAGAAGTGATGGTTCTTCCCGTAGGATTCGAATTTGACAGAATGAAGGTAAGTGGTATGTCGATCGGAAGTGTAACAGATGACTTTAGTCGTGCAAATGGATTTTTGACGTATCTTTCATCAATAAATTCTTATGGCCAAGCTATTAATCAGATACGCCGACCACGATCAATACAAGATTTAATTAACACCATAACAACGGTGAACACTATTTTCAATACATTATAACGGAGTTATACTATGGGACTACCTAAGATTGATCTACCACTATTTGATATCGAGATTCCGTCAACCGGGAAAAGGGTTAAGTACCGTCCATTCACTGTAAAAGAGGAGAAAATTCTTCTCATCGCGCAAGAGTCAAAAGACATTGATCAAATCATTCTTGCAATTAAGCAAATCATTAATAATTGTGTGATCTCTGTTGATGTCAACAAATTAGCAATGTTTGATTTAGAATACATGTTAATCAATATCCGCGCTCAATCTGTAAATAATGAAATTCAATTTTCAATTAATGATCCTGATACAAAGGAGCGTATTGATCTTACTGTTGATATATCAGAAATACGTGTTATTCACAAAGAAGATCATAAGCAATTAATTAAGGTGAATGATGACGTACACATTAAAATGCGTTATCCAACAATTAATGAATTATCTGGTATCATTAAGTCGATTAAATCAAAAGATAAGTTTGAAGACTTGTTTAACATTATGATTAGTTGTATTGAAAACGTTATTGAAGGTGATAGTGTCCTCGTGTTAAAAGATTTTAGTGATGAAGAAGTAGCCGAATTTGTAAACAGTTTTACCACTAATCAAATCGATCAAATCAAAAACTTCTTTGAAACTATGCCGGCATTAAGATATGAGGCTAAATACAAAAATTCAAACGGAGACGATAAGACCTTTATCATCGAAGGTATGGAAACTTTTTTTATCTAACGCTAGGTTATAGTAATCTAGCGTTATATTACAAAACAACCTTTGCATTAGTACAGCACCATAAATATTCAATAAGTGATATTGATAGTCTTATTCCTTACGAACGAGATTTATATTTAACTATGCTAGTTGAGTTTTTAGATAAACAAAAAGAAAAGTAAAATGGATATAGAAAAAGTCGATATAGAGAAATTTACAAAGTTGTTTTCTTCAATGGAAAAACAACTTGTGATGCAATCTAGTTTTCTTGAATCATTATATGATCTTACGGTAGAAGAAAGAGAAGATAGAAAAGCTAATGAAAAGCTATTAGCCGTAGCTCGAAGAGAAGAACAATCACAGTTCATTGAACAACGCGAACCAACTAGAAAATCACGAGATTTTACTGCGCAAGGCGTATCTGGCGAACAAACTACATCACTTTTTTCCGGTATATTTGGTCCCATAGTCGACATGATTCCAAAAATTCTTTCTGGTTTAAGTATAGCCGGAATTGGTGCACTTCTTATAAAGGGCGGTATCTTTGCTGCGCTAGCGCCAGCAATTGGTACGTTTATTGAAGACTTCGTTGAAACTGCATTACTCGATTTAGGTGCTTCATCAGAAGCAGCAAAGTCATTTGGATCTGCTTTAGGCAGAGCAGGCACCTTTGCTGCATTGGGATCCATTTTTGGTAAAAGAACGGCCCTGTTATTTGGCATAGCCGGAGGCGCATCATCTATATTTGACGATGAAATTCGTGATTTGTTTGACTCAAATAAAGATGGCATAGTAGAAGCATTTGGGATGCAGCTATCTGCTGATAATGTTGTGATGGGTATTGGAGCTGCATTAGGCGGTGCTCTTGTACTCGTACTACCAAAATTAATACCTGCTATTGTTGGACCTATGATTGGTTTACTTATGGGCCCAGTTGGATTAGCTGCTGTAACGGCTGCAGTAATAGTTGGTGGAGCAACATTATTTGGAAACTACCTTAATGATAAGCGCGCTGAGTTTATTAAAGAAATTGACAAGTATATAGGTCAGGGCATCGAAGGTATGAAAAACGAAAAGGATGTTGGATTTCTTAATAGCTTAGGGCTACAAATGGGATTAACTGATCCTTCTACAACAACTGAAGCAATGATAGGGCTAGAAGCAACGGCTTCAAA